ACTCTGGCCGCCGGTCTGCCGCCGGACAGCCGCAGCATGATGGTGCTGCATGGGCAGAAACTGACCCTTGCGCAGACCCTGCAGGCGGCTGAACTAGACACCCTGCAGGCCATCTGCTGGCGCATCGGACGGCTTGCGAATGCGGACGAGAAACCGCCCACATCCATCCTGAACACCCTGCTGGGCAAGACAGAAGCAGAATCCGAGGACAGCCCGGTGCAATATTTTGACAGTCCCGAGGAATTTGAGGCGGCGATGCGCGCCGCAGAAGGAGGTGAACCAGATGGCAAACGGCATTGAGCTGGCAAAGGCTTATGTCCAGATCGTGCCCTCCGCCGATGGCATTCAGGGCAGCATCAGCCGCATTATGGGCGGCGAGGCATCCTCTGCCGGTGAAAGCGCCGGTACGCTGCTGGGCACAAAGCTGGTGGGCACCCTGAAAAAGGTGATCGCTGCTGCGGGCATCGGCAAGATGATCTCGGATTCCCTGAACCTTGGCGGCGCATTGCAGCAGAGCATCGGCGGCGTGGAGACCCTGTTCAAAGAGAGCGCTGATACGGTCAAGACCTATGCTGCACAGGCGTACCGCACGGTGTGTCTGTCCGCTAACGACTACATGGAGCAGACCACCAGCTTTGCCGCCAGTCTGCTGTCCAGCGTGAGCAAGGATACCAACGCCGCTGCGCAGCTGGCCAACATGGCCATGGTAGACATGACCGACAATGCCAACAAGATGGGCACTGACATGGCGTCCATCCAGAACGCCTATCAGGGCTTTGCCAAGCAGAACTATACCATGCTGGACAACCTCAAACTAGGCTACGGCGGCACGAAGGCAGAGATGCAGCGGCTGCTGACCGATGCAGAGAAGCTTTCCGGTGTGCATTACGAGCTGGGCAATCTGGCCGATATGTACAGCGCCATCCATGTCATCCAGACCGAGATGGACATCACCGGCACTACGGCGAAGGAAGCAGCCACCACCCTGACCGGCAGCTTTGCGGCCATGAAGGCGGCGGCGCAGAACGTTCTGGGAGACCTGTCCACCGGTGCAGACCTGACCGCGCCCATGCAGGCGCTGGCAGATACCACCCGCACCTTTTTGCAGGGCAATCTACTGCCCATGATCGGCAACGTGCTGGCGGGCATCCCGCAGCTGGTGTACGGCCTTGTACCGGAGGTGATCCAGACCGGCACGGAGCTGGTCAGCAGTCTGGCGGCGGGCTTTGCGCAGGGTATCCCGGCGTTTCTTTCCTCTGCCCTGCCGCAGCTGCTCTCCTTTACCGAGGAGCTGCGCGCCAACGCGGGGCAGTTTGTGGATGCGGGGCTTAACTGCATCACCCAGCTGCTCAACGGCCTGATTGCCGGTCTGCCGCAGCTGATCGCCTATGTGCCGGATATCATCATCAACATTGCGGGCATCATCAACGACAATATGCCCAAGATCCTTGCGCAGGGTATCTCCATCATCGTGCAGCTGATTGCGGGCATCATACAGGCCGTGCCTTCCCTGCTGGCCAACTGGAAGAAGATTCTGCAGGCGGTGCTGTCGGTGATCTCTGCCATCAACTGGCTGAACATCGGCAAGAACATCCTCACC